ATTGTTGAAGGTATACGTCGTACCTTCGTAAAGTGTGAGTGTCGCCTGTTGAACACCATCTATAAAGTATTTATTTCCTTCTCCTTCAATCGCTTGAAACGTTACATTAAATGATTTATTAGGTATAGTTGGTTTAGGTAAAGTAAATTTAAGCATCATACTTCTAATAAGATCGCCCTTATTCATTGGTATATTAGACTCAATGGAGCTATCGAAATTAGGATCACCATTGAACGGTGTTTCTATGGCTTCTATTGAAAATTTTGTGTGTCGTTTAAAATTCATCAGGAAATATGAAAATTCAGGTTCACCAGTAAGCCATTGGTCCTGGATACCAGTGACAGCAAGGTTCAATTTACCAGCCATTCTTACTTTATGTGAGTAAAATTTTATAAATTAAAACGAGGCGTTATGGTAGATGAATATTCAATTACGAAAGTTCAAACCTGAAGGCATGGCTGATGATAAAGTATGTGTTTTTATAGGTAAACGTAATACCGGTAAATCTACACTCGTTACTGACATTCTGTATCACAAAAAGCATTTACCAGCGGGCATAGTTCTATCTGCTACAGAGGAAGGTAATCATTATTATCAACAGTATATACCCGACCTATTCATATACGGTGATTACGATAGAGAAGCTATCGAACGCGTTATGGATAGACAGAAAAAGCTTGTTGGTATGGGTAAGCCAAACTCTGGTGCGTTTCTTCTTTTAGATGATTGTATGTATGATTCTAAATTCATGAAAGATACGTGTATTCGCCAATGTTTTATGAACGGTCGTCACTGGAAGATATTTTTCATGTTAACTATGCAATATTGTATGGATCTTCCTCCAGCACTCAGGGCGAATATAGATTACATTTTCATTTTACGTGAAAATATCATTCAAAATCGTGAGAAGTTATATAAAAACTTTTTTGGTATATTTCCAACGTTTGAGATGTTCAATAAAGTGATGGACTCTTGTACTGAAAATTACGAGTGTTTGGTATTAGATAACACGTCTAAGAGTAATAGAATAGAAGATTGTGTTTTTTGGTACAAAGCAAAGATTAGGAAAAACTTTAAGGTTGGTGCACCACAATATTGGCAAACACATAAGAAGATGTTTAATCCAAAACACGGCAACTTGAAAATGGGTGATCGTAACACAGTTAAAAAAACGACTACATTAAAAGTTATTAAGAAAAAATGAATAGTTTACGAACTTTATCGAAACAATTATTACATAAAAATATTATTACACCATTAGTTTATCCAGTGTACAATGAAATTACATCAGGTGGTGAAAGTGATGAAGGATACCGTATATTGGTTGATATTTGTCATAGTACAAAAACCATATACGTAGATGAAGATATGTGTGACTACGATAAGTTAAACGATTTACCACGAATTATAAAAACGTTTGGGTGTTTATACCCTAAATACAAACTAATCAGTTAATTATTTTAAATTGTTACATTAAATGATAAGTGTTATCATATTAAATTGGAAACGCCCCGATAATATAATAAACGACATATTACCAAAAATTGTTAATTACAAATTGGTTTCAGAAGTCATCGTATCTCATGGTAACAGTAAAACATACTTTGAAACACCAGAACTAAAAATTGTTAAACATTATCGGGATGAAAATATGAACACAAAATTAGGTGTCGCTTTACGATTTTCTAGGTCGTGCGATGCAAAAAACGATTGTATTTTAATAATTGATGACGATATGTTACCGTCAGAAAATTACGTTAACAAAATGTACAAAAAGTATAAAAAGAATCCTAATGTGATTATAGGTTCGGAAAAAAGATACGTTTCCGAAACCAAAGGGTATTCAAATAAAAAGTTTTTAATGGGTGATCAACAAATTGTATTAACTCAAATTTTAATGACAAACAAATCGATATGTAAAGATTTCATGAACGAAAAATATAAGATGAATGACTTCGCATTGAAAGCTAAACCAGTGTGGAACGGTGAAGATATATTATTAAATTTAATTTACATTAAAAATTATAACAAAACCCCGGTTTATTTGAAACCAACCAACGATGATGTAAATAAATTAAAAACCAATAACGCTATAAGTAGTGATACAGGACATTACAAATATAGAAGAGAGTTTTCTAAAGCAGCTTTAGAAAGATACGATATTAATACTAATTATAATTATATAAAATTATTAGTTTTACTATTTTTACTATTTTTATTGATAGTTTACATAATCAAGGTAGGTAAATAATCAGGCTAACGCGTAAACGTAAAAAATCAAAAAACTTTGCACATATAAATGTCAACTGACGTGAGTACTTTAAACCTTTCCGATAATAGCGATGGTATGGTAGCATTAAATAATAACATGTCTACGAATTTCATAGAAAAAGGACAACAACCTATTATAGAACCGCCGAATATTGTATCGGAAAAAAATATTGATTTTAAACAAAGTACTATGGACTCTACTCCAATTCAAGATGTTATGCAAGCAGAATCACCCCTCGAACCACCAATGATGGCAGTTGACCCACGAATGACCCAGGCGCAAGCGCAATCACCAATGATGGGTCTTCAACAACCAAACGAGTCTAGACAAAAGAATTCTAGTCAAAACCCATTTAACTTAACTGATGATCAGTTTCAAGCTCTCGTGGTCGCTGTTTGTACTGCGATAGCGATTAGTAAGCCAGTTCAAGAAAAACTCGCAAATTTCGTACCACAATTTCTTAACGACCAAGGGAACCGAAGTGCCGTTGGTTTGGGTTCGACTGGTGCAGTCGCCGCCATAGCATTCTTTTTGTATAAAAGATACGCTTAATTAGAATTAAAGTGTGAATACATTTTATCACCACCAAACAATAAATAAGAAATTATAAACCCAATGGTTAATCCCAATGCTCGAAGTCCAACAACAGTCACTGTACTCCGTGTATTTTTACCGAACCTAACAAAATCTTCTTTTATATTATCGTTCGTTTCTGTAATTAAGAGTGTAAAAAGTAAACTTATTATAGTCGATATCAAAAGGAAAGGCATATCAAGGGAAAGACGTCCCCATACTTTACCACCCCTTGGCATCATACCCAAAACATTAGGTATAATAAGCAATAAAAAGATCACATTAGACCAATATTCACTCGCGAGTAGTGGTATACTCGATAAAGATAAAATTCCATTCCATAATAAAATAGCTTTTGCTAAATCAACTTTTGTCGCTGACATTATTACATTTACCTTAGATTATTTATCCTGGACGTGTTTACCGCAAAATTTAGTTTTGTTTGGTATTTCTTTATAGATTCCGAGTTGGACGCACATATCTCGCAATTTTTTGAAATTTGTCCAATAATCTTTACTGTGTGAATACTCGTCGACTGTTGAGTGTGAGAGTTCGTGTATTAAAACGTGAAATATTTCGTTCGTATCACCGTCTAAGCATAAACCAATTTCATTACCTTTATTCGTGTTATACCCAATGTGTCCATTTGTCCTGTGATACATTGTTAATGGTACTTCGTGACGTAAAACTTTAAACTCACTGTGTCCAGTTGTTTGTATATGTTCCCTGAGAATTCTGTATTTTTCCCGTACTTCTTTTACCTTTTCGTTTTGTTTCGTACTCATGTATATATACACGTTTATGATAAGTAGAAGTATAGCGAGTATCATCTTACCATAAACATATAAAAAAATCAAATTGAAAAAAAAAGTAAAAATGACATGTGGGTGCGGGGAATCTTTCGCGACATGAAAATATTTGTTAAATATAAATGCTCGTACGATATATTAGGTTTACATGTAGAAGGTATCACAAAAATGTAGTTTATCATTACGAAAACCCTAAAAATGTTGGGTCTTTTGATATACATGATAAAAATGTGGGTACCGGTATAGTTGGAGCTCCAGCGTGTGGAGATGTTATGAAATTTCAAATACGTATTAATTCTGATGGAATAATAACAGATTCCCGATTTAAAACGTTTGGGTGTGGATCCGCTATAGCGAGTTCGTCTGTGTGTACGGAATGGGTTAAAGGTAGACATAAAGATGATGTAAATATAAAAAATAAAGACATTGCTAAATATTTAAATTTACCTCCCATAAAATTACACTGTTCTATGCTCGCGGAAGATGCTATTCAATCTGCTTTAACTGATTTTAATAATAAAAATACCAAGTAAATGTATATGAGTAACTCCAACTCCAATGTTCCCCAGGAACTTCGTAACCTCGGTGTTAGGAACATGAATATTACATCCCTTGATATATCACGTAAAAACTTAACCAATTTACCATCATCTATTGGTAACCTTAAAAAACTTATGAATTTTTATTTGAACGGTAATAATTTAACCTCAATACCACCACAAATTGGTAACCTTAAAAACCTTGTGAATCTTGATTTCGGTGGTAATAACATAACTTCTATACCATCACAAATTGGTAACCTTAAAAAACTACAGTTTCTTGCGATGGTTGGTAATCGTTTAAACTCGTTACCATCATCTATTGTTAACCTTAAAAATCTACAGGTACTTGAGTTGGAGGGTAATCGTTTAAACTCGTTACCAGAATCAATCGGTAAGCTTAAAAATCTAAATGTGCTTGGTTTGGAAAATAATATATTAAACTCGTTACCAGAATCAATCGGTAAACTTACAAAACTTGGAGATCTTAAATTGTCTCAAAATCATTTAGAATCGGTACCACGACAAATCGGTAACCTTAAAAATATTACGTATCTTGGATTGGCTGGTAATAAATTAACATCGATACCAAAAGAGATCGGTAAGCTTAAAAAACTCGATGTACTTTTTTTAGGCTTTAATAAGTTAACCTCGTTACCAGATGAGATCGGTCGTCTTCCAAACCTAAGCTCCATTTATATACATAGTAACCCAAACCTTAGAATCATACCAAAATCACTTCGTCGATCTGGTTTAAGAATTACTAAGAATAGTTCGACACGTTTTGAAAATATACCACTTAGACCTGTACAACGTAGAAACGTACCCCTAAACACTAAACGTAATGATCCTATATCTGGGTATAATTTTAGTGTCGGTAATAATGCCTTAATCATTGGTGGATACAATAGGTACGT